ATAAAGACGTGTACACCATTACCGCCATTGGTAAGACCAAGGTTGTGTTGTTTGGCACTGACTGGCACGGTAGGGAAGTTGAGTTCATGCAAGACCCAGCAGACTTGGAACTGGCGTGAATCACCTGTAGAAGTATCCAAAATAGAAAAGAGAAAGAATGATTTACCGCATAATCATCATTTTCATTATTTGTGCCGTCGATGGGTTCTTGTTTGGTAGGTGGTTGGGCAAGTAATGCCAAACGCCTACTCAATCACAGAAACGGTGACCAAAAAATGAACCAAGCCGAACGCCAAGCACTACGAGAGAAGCACCGTTGGACGACTAACAACGAGGGCGATGACCGCTGTATCGGCTGTTTTAGTTACGAGTATCCTTGCGACGCAATCAAGGTTTTAGAAGACTACGAACTGCTTGAAAAGCAATACCAAATCATTTTTCAGTTGAACCAAGAACTGATAAGGAGCGAACTATGACCCACGAAGAACTAAAAGTAAGGGCTGTGATTTGCGACATTGATGGAACCGTCGCAATCAACGACGGACACCGAGGCCACTTTGAATGGGACAAAGTTGGTTCTGATGCTTACAACACAAACGTCATTAGCGTCATCAGCCTACTTATGTCTGCTGGTGTTTTTGTAATCTTTGTTTCGGGGCGTGAAGAGGTGTGTCGTGAACAAACTCTTGAATGGCTAACAAACATCTGGCCAGGTGTTGAAAGCGAACACCTTCTTATGCGAGCAAAGGGAGATTTCCGAGATGACACGATTGTCAAGAGGGAAATTTACGAAGCAAACATTGCGGGCAAGTACGACATCATTGGTGTTTTTGACGACAGGAACAAGGTCGTAAAGATGTGGCGTGAGATTGGCCTTACCTGCTTTCAGGTAGCGGAAGGGGAATTCTAATGAACCCCGGCGAACGCAAAGCGTTGATGTTTGCACAGAACCGTGCGGAAGAACTTCTACTCACCCTTGTCGCTGAAAAGTTAATGGTGCACAAACCACTACGTCCGAATGAAATGGAAGAGCAAGTGACAGACCACTACAAGGGTTATTACGACGGTTGGTGGGACGCAGTGCAACAACTTTCTGACATCATTGACAATCACATAGAAGGGAACGAGAGCAGACTATGACCCCCGAAGAACGCCAAGCCTTACGAGAGAAGCACCATGTCGGGAATAACGAAGCCGATGACCAATGCCAATCCTGTTACAGTGCCGATGGATACCCCTGCGACGTAATCAAGGTACTGAACGAACTAGAGAGAGTGCTAGCCATATGAGCGTACTCTTTGCAGTAACAATGACGTTGGTGGCAGTAACTGCCCTAAACAATATGAGGAAACGATGAAAGCACGTTGCCAAAACTGCCACCCGGAGGTCTCCTACTGCCCCAAGTGCGGAGAAGAACTATGAACGCCGAAGAACCCTTTGACGACTTTGATGAGTTTGTGAAGCATCACCAAATCAAGGATGAAGAGATGGGTGCAGCCCTCGCAGCATGGCTATCTCAGTTAGGGTGGGACGGAGACTTTGAAAAGGTGGAAGAATGACTCCCGAAGAACGCCAAGGCTTACGAGAGAGGCACTCCAACGAAGATGGCTACTGCAATGTTTGTCGAAGCCACTACAAAGAGATGCGCATCCCCTACCCCTGCGACGTAATCAAAATACTCAACACACTGGAAATGTGGGTAAAAGAATGACCGGGGCGAACAAGAAATGGTGCGAGTGCAACCCTAGGTGCATGGTAAGAAACCCTAGACAACCAGTAACCCACGGCAAGAGATACACCTATGAAGGTAGACACAATTGTCGATGTGATAAATGCGTAGAAGCCTACAGAGAAGCACTTATCGAATCAGAGTTGCGGAACATTGACACTCTACTAGAGTTGGTCTAAGCAACTAAAGCACGGTAAAATAACCCTATGGACAGATACGCATACCTAAAACTGACACTCGATGAATTGGAAGAGTTGGACAACGCTATCCACGAGTACTTCGGCGACATCCACCTAGACGGGTGGGCACGACGAATCTGCGACTTGTACGAGGAAAGAGTAACGCCCCGGGCGGGAACAAAAGCCCAAAGTGCTAAAAACCCCTACGAGTTACCAATCAGTTACTTCACAGACGGACAAATCGTCCTACAGTACAAAAACAACACCTCGGCGGGAGAAGGAATCAACCAATGGGGAACAATCGTCTCTAAGGGTGTCAACAAAGCCAATAACATCTCAGCCGAAATCAGCACACCAAAATTCGGGCGGGAAGAAAAAGACCAAGAAGGCTCCAATACCTGTAAGTCTCACTACTGGAAACTCGTAGCCTACGCAGACGGAAGTTACCTAGAGTGCCTACAGTGCCAAACAAGGCTCAGTTAATGACAGACCCATTAAGCCCAGACATCTCTCTGTCGGAGATAACACCTAAGAGGAACGTACCAGTAGCCAAACCAAAGGCACCAGCACGTATGGGTAGGAAGACAACACTGACTCCAGAAATCATTAAGGAGATTAGTGACACCTTACGCATCTGTGCGACTATGAACGATACCGCTAGTTACCTGGGAGTCAGTTACGGAACCATGCAATCGTGGATACGTAAGGGCACCGAATTGATGATGGAAGTAGACGCTACAGGCAGAGAATTGGATGAAGTCGAACAACTGTTCGTTAATCTTTCGGTGGAAGTAGAAAAAGCAAGAGCCGAAGCACGAATTAGGGCAGTTGGAAAGATACGTTCCGCTATGGACGGCAACTGGCAAGCAGCAGCCTGGTACCTAGAACGTAGTAACCCGAAGGAATGGTCAAGGGTATCTAGGACTGAACTTACAGGGCTTGACGGACAAGCAATCCAGGTCGACGTCGATGCAGTTAACCGGAAGTTGGAAGCGTTACTACAGGCGAACATTATCGATGTGGAAGCAATTGATGATGGCGACATCGTTGATGGGGTCGTGGTTGGACTTGGCCAAGACGACGCAAATATGTCCGATACAACCTCAAATGAGGCGAAAAAGGCGCCCCACTCACACGAGCCGGGAAAAAATTCTGAGACGCCAACCACTGAAATCGACACGTCAGTTGATGATGACAGTGAGCGCACGAAGCAAGCAAACGTCCAAAGCGACGCTACTGAGTAGTTCGTACACGCTCGACAAGCGCCAAACGTCATTGCCAAGCAAGTAATTTCACTAGAATCGACGTCGATGCACGACAAAAGTGCAGTATTTCCACTCCATTACTCGGCGCTAGCCAGAGTTCATAGTGAGATTTCACTAGAACACGGCGCAATCCAAGCACTTATCGCACGGTAAACACGCTTTACGACCCACTTACTCGTCAGTAATGGTTGTTATACGAACGCAAGGCGTTCAAAGGTGGCACCACAGTGATACCACGGGCGATAACAAGGTGCCGGAGAATTGGAAAAGTGGCGTGCGCAACTGTAACAAGTGCAACCAGACGTTACAAGTGCTACATATGAGTCGAACCAAGTGAGTGCAATATATGCAACTGGGGCTACAAGAACTTGACACATACGTCAAGTAGATGTCTTCACGCCAAAACTGGGGGAAACAAAAACCCTTGCAAACAAAGGCAAGTGCTAAAAGCAAGTGCCAATTCCCTGTAGGGCGGAGACAACCACTGGCTGGTCTGGTACGACCCGAACGTACAACCACTCGATTAACAGTCGAGCGCACTGCCATTGTGCTACAGACCAATGGGGATGACGCCACCACACTCGTTGTGGCCGGGGCGGAATGAATTGACTATGTTACTACACCCCTGTACACTTGTTCTGTGGACTGTTTGACTAGGGAGGTCAAGATGACAGTAGAAACCATGGAGCGCACCGACGTCAGTTGGTTCGACATCCTGCTAAACGCAGAGACGAAGGAATACGTCCCTGCACGACTCATCCGTACTCAGTACGGGCTCTGTTGGGCACTGGTCGACGGGGAAAACAAGTTCACGGGGAAGTTCATCAGTGCTTTCCCGGCTCGCAAGACAACGATGTTGAAGAAGGGATACATCGAAGCCGAGGGGCTGTACAAGTTCTACTGGAACAAAAAGAAGGCAACCGTAAACCTCCCAATGGGCGAGCGAGAAAAAGGATGCGACGACAACACACCACCACTAAAGATTCGGGAGAACGACTAATGACAGTGGACTTCAATGCCATCATCGCCTACGAGAACGGCGACCTCGACGAGGAAGAGACAATCAAACTCTTCCAGACACTCATAGACACTGGGTATGCGTGGCGCCTACAGGGACACTACGGTCGCAACGCTCGGTACCTCATCGAAGAAGGCTTCTGCACCGTGCCTGAGTGACACACTCCAGGATGGCACCAGACGCTCTATACGCCGATTCTGGGCGAGATACATCCCCACACGTCAGATAGCCCTAAAAGCGACCAAACCCGGGCGAAAACAACCCACCAAATCCACCAGGCGGAATTCCACCACATAGACGTCGACACAGACACTCACTCATAGACAGACACATACCCTACATACAGACACGTACTCGCACACAGACTCAATGACTACCGCAAGGTAGTTGCTATCCCCCCCCGGGGGGGCGTACATAAGTGTCTACAGATAACGTTATATGTCCACCACTTACGTCGACACGACATGTCGTCTCCCAGAACCACGCTACCTGAGCGGAATTCTAGTGAAATCACGTATGCACATACTCAGGAGTAACCCATAGGAGTACTTACATCCTCACTAACGTCGCCCCCACGCTCGCTTGTGAACTCAAAACCCTTTATTTGCAAGGAATCCCAGTGAAATCTCACTTGTTTCACAAAGCGTACACACGTTCGCTTGCCATTTTGTGCCCTGTTTTCCAATTCTCATGCGCATTTTGAGGCTCTTTATGTGGTAGGACCCATAAGACCCCCCCGTCAATTATTTCAAGCGGGTTTGCGATTTCTGAAGGGGCTGGTCGCACCCTTAAACCTCTGGAAACAAAATTAGGATACTATAGTCCGCTCTAGCCCGGAACAGGAAGATAGAGAATCCCCACACTCCACTTCGACAAACCCAAGGCAAGGGAGTGTCCATAAAGTGTCGGTTAAAGCCCTAAGCGATAGAACAAGGGCACTGACGTCGATGTCAGAAAAGAGTGACGTAAAACTGACAAAAAGACGTTTGAAGGGAACCCCGCTCTAGGGGCGCTCCGTATACAGAGACATCAACGCTTCGCTCCCTAGCGAAAAAAGTTACTTGCCAGGAACGTCTGTGGCGCTGGCTTCGATTTGGGCAAGCGTAGGCTCATCTCCACCATTAACGTCGCTCACAGGAGCGTTTGGAGTGGTTACGGAGCCATCTGAGCCATGCGTGTGCTTCGCATAGTCCATGTACAACATGACGATGATAACGAGAGTACCGAAGAAGAGACACGCCAGAGCAATTGCGATGAAGTAAGCCATACCCCAATAATAATCCCCCAGTTTGGAAAACGGGGTTCCTGAAAAATGATGCAATCGTCTTGACTAAATGGCAATTTTGAAAAAAGGGGGAAAATGAAAATATTTTTTTGGGGGTCTTGGGATAAATCAATGGGGAAGATTGAGTCAACATGGCTAAAAGTTTTTAAGTTCCGCCCCGGGTGCTTGACGGGGCTCTAGTCAAGGGAGTACACTTGATTCCGTGTTGCAAGAAAAATGGTTGGACTACAAGCCATCACTTAGCGACACACCTATTAAGGAGGCTTAATGTCAGAAGAAGTAAACGTTCTACCACTCGCACTAGAGCGAAAGATGAACGAGATTCTAGGCGGGTTCATCGGTTACTGGTTGAGCGAAAATCCCACAATGTCGCCAGTCGATGTCATTGAGCAAGTCGTCAACGGCGTCGTCAACGAAGGGTTGAACGTCAACGAGGATAAGAGCGAGTTCATGCGATTCCACTCCGACCTAACGGAGTCGGGTCACACCATTTGGATTTCACGTCCCTACAGTCGCAACATTATCTTCGGCGAAGACATCCCCCAGAAAGAAGTTGAGCGCATCCTAAGTGTGGGCGGATTCAATCTCGGTGGCGAGGGATGGACGCTAGGCATCGATTCAATGTACGAGGGCTCGCCTGTCACCTCCGTCATCTCTGAGAATCTGACCTTTGAGGTAGCGGTTCTTGCTTGCATGACCCTGTTCATGGAGAACTCAACGCCAGCGGAATTGGAAGCAAAGGCTGAGGCCATGTTTGAAGAACACGCCGAACTCCAGGACGAGATGGAGCGTATGAAGTCGTTCTTAGAGGATGAAAATGAATAGGCCAACCCACGTCTGTATCCACGATAAGTGCGCCAACGAGATTTACTACTCGCAGAGCCTTCTCACCTGGGTTCACTACCAGGACGAAGACCCAGCATGCCCGGAAGTGGGCGCCAACGGAAAGACAACGTATGCCAAGCCCGATTGGGCGGATGGGATTGATGACTAATGGCGAACAGTTACGTATGGGTCTCGGACATAATCGGCGAGAACCGATTCGACACGCTCGTCATTAACGACCAGGAAGAGTTTTACGTCCCCGAAGATTGGCACAGTTGGGGCGTTAGTGTTAAGGCTTGGTACCGTAAGGGCGAAGTTGAGATTGAACTACCCCATAACTTCGTCACCTTTGAAGAAGCCCGGGCGTATTGTGAGCAGATTGCCGAAGTTATGTACCGTGGACTTGATTGCCAGTCTCGTTTCGTGGCGCCCGAGGCGTTTTGCGCCCACACCAAGAACGGCTACGAGTGCCAACGTCCTATCAATCACGCTGGAGAGCATTACCACGAGGACGGAAGAGGCATGCAAGTCTCTTGGCTGGGTAGGAAAATGAAGATGAAGAAGGTTGGAGCCAATGAATCCTAGTTTTTTCAATCTGAGTGAGCGTAAGTAACGTGGAACCCTTCTTCAGCGCCGACCGAAAACTTCCAAAGTACATCGAAGAGGAAATTCTTACGAGGATTAACGACTACGTCGATAGTCGTCGTAAGGAATACTTTGACAAAGACCCAGATTCAATTCCGTCCATCAACGAACTCGTCGAGCAGTTCATCGAGAAGTCGATAAGTGAAAACTTTATTGATTCCAAAATGCCAATTAGCGACGAACTGGGCGATAGCAACGCCGTCTTCATGACCACATCACGAGATGCGGGTTGCGTCTACATGGTTGTCCAGAGAGATGTGAAGCCTGACGACATCATGGATGAGACGTTCTACGGTTTTGGAAGCAACTGGGGAGTCACGGTCTATCGAAAGTTCGAAATGGAACAACCCCTAGACCCAGGCATGCTCCTTTACAGGAAAGATGATTCCTTCTTCGTCGAAGACGTTAAGATGCAAGAAGCAGTACTGGTCGCAATGATTCTTCGGGACGAGCGCAACGCCGTTTCCGAAATAGAGAACTACCTGCGGGAGCAGTGAGTACCGCTAGTTGCAGTGGGCGCCGTTAAAAAAATCTCCGCAGATTGGCGCTCACTGCGATTGGTTGTTTAGTAAGAACCTTCGCAACAACCATCGCAACCGTGGACACCATCAATCTCGCCACTGAGTAGTCGATACTCATCTGGGTCTGGATGTCCAACACCATGAGGGCAGATTCGCTCCATCTTGCCTAGTCTCCACGCTTGCGCAAATGAACGCATCGGGTGGTCGGTCATATTGTGGATAGTGCAACGCTCGGGATTGACGCAATTGTCTGGAGAATGAACACCAATCAGAACCTGTTCAGAGTTTTCCAATTGGACACGAAGTTTTTCCGCCATTAGATTTCAAACTTGAATCGATTGCATGCGGGCGTCCATGTACGGACATGCTTTCGAACGTAGTGTTGCCTCTCATTGCATCCGCACCGAGAGCAAAGTTTTGGATTGTTGTGCGAATCCGCCAGTGCCTTACGACGAAGCCATTCTTTGTCCGCCCTGCTCTGCTTCCAATTCTCAATAAATCCCATTAGCGATTTCTCTTCCATTGGGCGACCAGATAAACGTACTGCTCGTACAAATCTTCGATGGTTCCGTTGTTGTGCAGAATGATGTCCTGAACCTGGAGTGCGCTTTCTGATACATGCTGGTTTGTTGCTACGACGCCATCACGAACCACACGGACGAGCACGCCACCCTTTGAGCGGATAGCGTCGGCTTCGTTTGGAAAGCGGACATCGGGGATAACCAACTTGCCCGTCTTGGCTAGTTTGAAGAGCGTGTCGACCCAGATTGTGTCACCAAGTACGTCTCTTCCGCCCTCGGTTCCGAGTCGTTGAAGAAGTTGTCGAATCTCAGGGTGGGTTCGCTTGGCCTTTTCCCATCCATGCTCATCAATAAGTTCCCTGACACGAACGGAGCCCATGTACGAGTCGACGCCGACGATTGGGTTCATCGCATAAAGGACTCGCCTCATCGGGTCAGCAAAGGAGCATCGCTCGTAGCCGTCGTTGGCAAGGAGTTGTGAAGCAAGAGCGTCTTTTCCTGCCCCGGCGTATCCGCAAATACCGACAATGTTCATTCTTTAATCCCTAGTGTGCTTTCTGAAGGTATGTAATTTTTGCAAGTGCAATTCTCTGCGGTGCAATGTCCAAAAGGCTCCATTACAAAATGTTGCCCATAGGAATGTCCGCAGAAGCAGTTTTCATCGGCTTGCATATTCGCTCCTCGGCTCTAGGTCGTAAATGTACGTTTCGAAGTTGCCGAGTTCTTCGTCGATGATTTTGGAAACTTCGTCCCATGAACCACCGCCGATTCCGCAACCAATTCGTGGAGCGTGGAAAGTAAAGTCCTCTGGCATTTCCGCAAGGCTCTGCAAGCAATCACGAAGTACTTCGTAGTCGACTGCGACTGGCTTCTCTGAAGTGGGGAAACCATCCTGTGCGACCATGTTGGCCACGTAGGTCTTTTCGTCTACCTTGACAATGTGTACGTCACCAAGTTCCGCACCGCCTTGTGCGTGGAACTGGCGATAGACATCTTCCGGTGCAGACCACTTGTCACTGACAGCGAGTACGAAGCCACCGCCCCAAGCGCCAAGGTTGTTACAGATGTGCATGATGAGACGGTTCCCATCTTCGACCTGTGGCTCTGTTGCGTCACCAATTACATAATTAATCATTAATTTTCCTTTAGTCCCTGTCTATGTAGAAAACTATTGATGACAGAAAAGCAATCGCCGTTAAAAAAATAAAAAGAACAAAACCGATAAGTCCGCCGGACAGTTTGTAAAACCTTTTCATAAGTAGCCTCGTTTCACTTTGGATATTTACTCGGCCAAAACCGAACCAGCACCGGCGTAAACGTCGATAGCCACATCGGGTAAAGCCAAGTCCGCAAAATAAAGAGCATCGTCTTCATTGTCGGCCATTACCTGAACGTCGACCATGTATCGGACTGTCATCCAATTGGTTCCGTCAGCGTCCTTACCCATTAGTCCTCTTTCAGGATTTGGTCTAGGGCGTAGTTCAATTCGTCCTGTTGGTTCTTCCCGGTTGTTATGCCGTCGGTAACGATTTGATTCAGTCGATTTATGTTTACGTCGAATGAAATCTTTAATTGGTCGTTAGCGTCGCTCGTCTCTTCGGCGAGAACTGCCTGAAGTTCCGATGCTTGCTCGTCATTTAGTTCACCGTCAATCCATCGGCGCTCAATGCGGATGCTTTCCAATCCATGTTGAATGAGAATCTGCTTGCGCTCGTGACGGACACGATTCTTGAACATCTCTTCGACTTGTGCAACGAGGTATCCCAACTTCTCTGCCTCGTGTTGGATTGAGGCGATGAGTGAGGGGTCTGGAGTTTCGTATGGGCGGTCGCTCACGGACGAACGCCAGTCGCTCGCCAAATCATCTTTGGGTTCATGTGGCACTCTGGCCTGTTGCTACGTCGGTAGTTCCCGGTAGGGACAATCAACTTTAAAGACTTAGCGTTGCGGATAACGGCACCAAGGGCACGAGGCTCCCGTGTTGCATCGATGTTGCGATTGGTTAGAACTTCCCAAACGTCGTCGGTCGTAAACTCGCCAAGTGTAAGGGCGCAATGCTTAACAGCGTCAAGCGCCTCCTTGAACCAAGTCGGGTCAGCGTTGTCTCCTGCCTTCTTAATCGCACGAGTCGTAATAACATCATTCGATTCAGGGATAACGTCAAACAATGTATCCATAATTCCTCCTAATTACTTCATGAAAACGAAAGACCCAGTGCCTGTTCGCCGTACTTCTTTGCGCTCTCTTCGGCTCCGGCCTTTGCTTCCTCAATCGAGTCAGCAGTTCCAACCTCGCCATAACGAGTTCCTTCAAATCCCGCTTCATAAGACCACTTGCCGTCATGCGGGTAAGCGTAAAGCGTTCCAAAATAAGAACCAGCATTGAAGTCCGCATAAAAACCACGCCCAACCTCCTCCCAGTCCTCAACAGTCCACTTGGTTTCTTGCATTTGATTCCTCTCGATGTTTAATAACAAGAGTAATGCAAATTGGGCTTTTTAGCAAGGATTTTTTAGGCTGGTTCATGCCTTAGTAGACACGAACCGAGCCGTAGTAGCGAACATCAAAATAGTCAGTCATTGGGTCTGAGTTGTTGTGGTTGTAAGAGTCGTAGAACTCCTGAAGGATTGCACGGACTCGCTCACCCATCGGGCTCATCTTCACGTCACCATCGCATCGTGGCGAGTGGAACCCAAGCGACGTGTTAATCATGTCGCAGAATTCGTGGCACTTGCTCAAATCCTCGGGGAGCCAAGCCTCGCCGTTGCTCTCTGCACTGATGTTGATTGACTGACCCATTGAGTAGTACTCGCTTCGCACTGAGTACTTCCAGTGCTTTGGAAGAAGACCCAATTCCTTGGCTTCTTTGATGTCGGCACGGATTGCCTTTGCAATCGTTACAGCCGAGTTGTCAGTCACTTCGTGATACTTCGTTCCTACAGTCATTCTGACCTCCCTAGTCGTTTATTTTACCTACTAACTATACCACAGTTTAGTCAACTATGTGGCCACCGAAATTTATATTCACGTACATTCCTGCTTCGTAAACGTGGTCTTTCAGGTCGTCGCAATAAATCCCCTTGACTTCGCCCTTCACCTTGTTGCGCCAGACTCGCTGGACTGTGTAGGTGTCTGTGGCATCCAACAGGACACGAACTCGGTATCCGTTGCTCACCGGAAGGTCGACGCCAACGAGGTCTCCATCGGCGTTGTAGACGCCTTCAGTGCGAAGACCCGAGACCTGGAGGTGCGTACCCATTCCAATCTGCTGGAGTGTCTGTCGGTAGTCGCAAGGACGGTATGCACCTTCAACGACTGTTGGCATTTTGATTTTTCCCATTTTTATTCTCCCTATTTCTTTGACTTTGGTGGCTTGTGAGCCTTGATTACTCCGGCTTTTGTGACTGGCGGGAACTGCCCGCAATCGCACTTGATGTAACTGCGCCCACGGAATTCGTTTTCCAGGGGAGCCGTGCCCGAACGTGGGCAACGCTCTGCGAGACGCTCTTGCTCGTCCCTTGAAATTCCGTTTGTGTACTCGACTGGTGCCGTGGGGAAGCAGACCGTGCAAAGAATTGCACCCTGAGACTCGACAGCATCGCTCTCGCTGAGACCGCTGAGGTTTGGAAGCCAGCAGAACTGCGTGTAGTTCTTTCCGTTGTTGCACGTTGAGCAGTCCATGGAGTTGTGGATGTGTCCACCGACTACCAAGTAAAACCGACTCCAACCCGTGTACTTCTTCTGCACTTCTTTTAGTTCGCCAAGAATCTTGCGGAACTCGTCAAGGCAAGTGTCGTACTCAACGAGGCGCTCTTCGACCTTGCTCTGCACACCTTCGTAGAGTCGCCCCTCGCTTAATACTTTGACGAACTTGCGCTCGCTTGTCCACTGGCGCACGAGGTCGATGCTGTACTTGAATCGCTCGTCGCCACTAAAAAGGTAGTAGTCACGACGTGCGTAGAGACCGCCCTCCTCGGGGTTGACCTTTACTTCCCTGGCTCCCGAAGTGTAGCGAACCCGTCGCTCTTTTACCTCAACGTCGACCTGAGCCTCGTGCAACAATCCGTACAGGCGAACAATCTCGGTGTCGATGACAACCTCTGGGCGCTCACTCATACTCGAATACCCCCTCGGATTTCATCGATGAGTTCCAGGACAATTCGTCCGCTTTCCTCGTCGTGCATGACCAGGTTTTCAATCATTCCCCCGCAGTCGATGCACTTCAGGTTTTCCCAGTACTTGCATCCGCACTCGCAACGAACAAGACCTTGCAATCCCTCGTTCAGCATCTCAACATTCGTCATCTCGACCTCCCTTGTCGATTTCCTTACTTAACCAGTGTACAGGGGTTTAGTGCATAAGTCAAGAATTCATGAAAATCTCTGTGAGCATAAAAATAGAACCTTTTCAAAAGTGTACTTGACAACGGTTTAGTAAATCTGTACAATTTTTCCATACCAAAAGGAGAAAAAATGGGAACACAAGTAATCGGGAGAATTACTGACACCCTCGCAATTGAAGCATGGGGGCGTGAAGACGGTAAGTGGGAAGTAGTTATCTGCACGGTTGACGCCGATGGGGAATTTACTGGCGACTGGTCTGTTCTTCGTGTTTTTGATGCGGAAGAAGATGCTTGTTCATGGGCAACTTCACGACGAGAAAGTCTTTTGACGTGAGTAGGTTCGTAACAGCGGACGGCGAAGTCGTGATTGCGGTGAGCGAGGAGGAATTCTACCCAGGGGCGTATCAAGTCACCTTGACAGCCCTTGACAGCGATTCCCCAATTAACGAAATGAAAAACCTTGTGAAGAATCTGGGGGTTTTTGAATTTGAAGTTGATGCCATCGAACACGCAAAACGTGTGGCATCGGTTTTGGAAGTGGATTGCTTCTAGTGGGCTGGTTCTTTGTTTTTGTGATGGGAATCTTCATGCGAGCGAAGAAGTAAACGTTGCGCCAAACCCTGTAGGGGGCTACAATTTTCCTCGAACTCAAACGAGAGGAAAACAATGCAAGTTTTTACCACCAACGAAATTGTCGCTACAACGTCAGCGGGCGCTCGAATTAGCCTGGGCGTTCGTCAGTTGGAAGATGGCTGGATTGTATTCAGTGGCGAAACAGTGCTTTCGAAGTTTGCAGACGCAGACTCAGCCGACGCATACGCTCAGGCAATCATCACGGCTTTCGAGGACAAGACAAACGCAGTAACTGACGCCCCAGAGGTTGTAGTTCCTGACGAAGTGACTCCACCAGAAAACAACTAATTAGAAAAACTGGCTATCGTGAATCTGCGATAGCCAGTTTTCCAATTTAGAAGTAATATTTGTTCAGGAGATAATGATGACGAGCCCAATCCACCACATACTGTTCAATTCAGAACTTGTTGGCATCGGCCTCATCGCTGGCTTTTTTATTGCCATGCTCATCTCCTTCTTCCGCAAGAACTAATGAACCCACTCATTAAAAAACTTGCCGCTGCTACGCCGGAGCAGAGAAACGCAATTCTTTCCAAACTTTCGACGGAAGAATTAACATCCGTTTTCAAGCAACTCGAATCCATCGAGAACGCTCCGATGCGCCACTGGTATTGCACCCGTGCGACGTGCGATGGCAACCCTCACGCAGGTTTCCATTGGTGCGAACACCCAGTCGACGGTAAGCACACCCCGTTCTGCAAACACGCAAGAACACCACAGCGACCTCCGCACAGCGACCCAGATGACCCATGGCTTGTTTGGTTCTTCTCGGGCGGACGTGGCACGGGTAAGGCTCTTGCTCTTGATACGCCTATTCCCACGCCATTTGGTTGGGCAAAGATGGGTGAACTGAAAGAAGGGGACGTTGTATTTGACGAGCGGGGGCGTATGTGCAACGTCACTGCCATTTACGACGTAATGCCAGAGCGTGCGTACCGATTGACCTTCTCTGACGGAAGCGAAATCGTGGCGTGCGACGAACACCAGTGGGCGACACTCACCGCCCAAGAACGAAAGCAACTAAATCGCAAGGGGCTTCCAATCCCCGACGACTGGGCTAACAAAGCGCCAATCACTACCGCCGACATTGTGGCGACGTTGAAGTATGGCAAGCGTGGCGACACCAACCACGCCATTCCCGTTTCCAAACCGTTGGAACTTCCCAACGCCAACCTTCCTATTGACCCGTACATTTTGGGGGTGTGGCTTGGCGACGGTTCATCTGGCGGTGCAGACATAACTTGTCATGACGACGACATTGCGCACTATCGCCAGAAGTTTGACGGGGTTGGTGAAATCTTTGGAGAGGGTCGCTACCGAGACGCCGACAAGCCCACCGCAACGTATCGTTTTGGAAACAAGCCCGAACAACTTAATGCTTTGGGGCAAATGACAGCCAATGGCTCAATGCACTCAAAACTACGAGAACTTGGTTTGATAAATAACAAGCACGTTCCCGTTGTGTACTTCCGTGGCTCCGTAAGCCAGCGCATTTCACTGCTTCATGGCTTGATGGACACGGACGGGTACATTGACGAGCGTGGTATGGCAGAGTTCACGTCTACAAAGCGTGTTCTTGCCGAAGCCGTAGTTGAACTTGCTCGCTCACTTGGTCAAAAGCCAGTCATGTCAGTTGGGCGCTCAACCTTGTATGGCAAGGACTGTGGCGAAAAGTATCGTGTGCACTGGCGACCCACCATTGAAGTGGTTTCTTTGCCTCGTAAGTTGGAGCGACAGAAGCCCTACGGCGCACAGTCAATGCGCAATCACCACCTCATGGTCGTATCCGCCACAGAGGAACTGCTCCAACCTATGCGCTGCATTACGGTGGACAGTCCTAACTCCATGTACCTTGCGGGCGAGGCAATGATACCGACCCACAACACCCGAGCCGGGGCTGAGTGGGTTTTGGACTTGGTTTGGAATCAAGGGTACAAGCGCATCGCCCTCGTTGGTCGAACACCAGCGGACGTTCGAGACGTAATGATTTACGGAGACTCGGGAATTATGTCCGTGTCCGACCCAAACCCAAGGCCGATTCACGAGCCAACCAAGAGACGACTGATTTGGGAAAACGGCGCTCAGGCTTTCACGTACTCGGCTGCTGCGCCGAGTCAGTTGCGTGGTCCTCAGCACGACGCTGCTTGGTGCGATGAGTTAGCGGCGTGGACAGACGCACCAAAGGGTGACTCCCTCGATACGAGTTGGAACAACTTGATGCTTGGTCTCCGTTTGGGAACTGACCCGAAGTGCCTTGTCACCACGACACCAAAGCGTGTCAAATTGGTTCGACAAGTTATGGAGCGACGCACAACCGTAATCACTAACGGTACGACGTATGAAAACCTCGACAACCTTGCTCCGTCGTTTAAAGACCAGGTTCTAACGTCCTACGCAGGAACAAGAATCGGACGACAGGAGTTGGATGGCGTCGTCCTCTCCGACGTCGAAGGCGCTCTATGGTCTCTGGAAATGATTGATTCTCTTCGTGGGGAGTTGGTCGAATGATTACCGTAAAGGCAGAAGAATTTTTGAGAATTGTTGTTGGCGTCGACCCCGCAATTACTTCGGGAGAAGATGCGGACGAAACGGGAATCGTTGTCGTCGCAAGCGGACCGCACCAGCCGGATACTTGCTCTATTGAACACTGCACTCTTCACGCCTATGTTTTGGAAGATGCGACACTGCCAAAGGGCTCAAAGGCAAGTCCCGAAAAATGGGGACGACGTGTAGTCGATGCGTTCGACGAATGGAACGCTGGAATCGTTGTCGTTGAAGGTAACGCTGGGCGTGAACTTCTTCGAAGCGTTCTTCATAACATCAGGCCGACCATGCCCGTGGACATCCCAAATGCGAAGTACAACAAAGCGAGTCGAGCGGAGCCGGTCGTGTCTTTGTATGAGCAGGGTCGTGTTCACCACATTGGAGACCCGGCGAAGTTTGCTCTTTTGGAAGACCAAATGACAACGTGGGTTCCAACTGGTTCACGTGGCCGGGGCAAGTCCTCGCCAGACCGAATGGACGCCCTGGTTTGGGCAATAAGCGAGTTGGACATTAACACCGGGGTGCGCCGTCGTCGGTGGGAAGTCGAAGACGGCATCGCCCCATTGGGGTTTGGCCAGTCAAACCACTGGCAAATTTAAACAGCAGGGTTTTCTAGCCAAACGTTCATGTTGAGGCGGATGAAAGAATCCTTCAAAACTTCCAACGCAAACAAAGCCTCGTCAAAACTTTCGTAGATAGCCATCGTCCTAGGGCTTCCGTATCCCTCAAAAACAACAGCCGTTCTTTCCATACCATCGATGGATTCCAAAACTACGTCAAACATGGTTCCATTGTCTCCGTTAACGTGAAGAACCGGAAGTTCAGTTTCGCTTGTAAACATTTATCCTCTACTTCTGTAAGTTTGGCTTAAAAACTTTTCCTGACCATTCCGCATAATCTTCTAATGCAGAAAAGCAATGTTGGTTTCATCGTCAAGGTCTTCATCTTCGATAACAGCGTGAACGCATCCTTGGTCATGAAGGTAGTCAGACCAAACCTCTGGGTAGCGGTCGTACTCACCTGACTCACACCAATCGATATAGGAATCGCAACACATTTCGTATCCGTCCTGAAGGGACGCATAGACGTTGTATCCACCAGTGGACAAAAGCGTTGAGTAATTCCACGAAACCGGGTTATTAATTCTTACGCCATCTTTGGTTTCCGTTGGGTCGCACCCGACCTCCAAAATAATTTTGTATGTAGCCATGATTTTCTCCTTTGACTAAAGAATAGGGAGTGGGTGTGACATCGGCAGGGAGTACCTAGTCACACCCACAGGGGTTGCTACCGATTTGACTTTTCGGTCATGCGATTGATTGTGAACTGCTTCATTAGATAATTTCCTCGCCAGAAGAGTCGACACGAACCAGACTTGGGAATGATGGAGGCATCGAAAACATATCGGCAAGGTAGATGTCGCCAACTGCTTCAAAAGCAACCTCGACTTCTTCAGCATCATCCGTTCCAGTTGTGTATTCGCTCTGAGAGAGGTCAACGATGTCGGTGAGGTTCAGAACAACGTCGATTCCTCCAACTTCGCTAATCTGGGCAAGACGTGTCTTAATTGACTTTCGGACAAGCCAAAAAAGTGACTCATAAGTCGAGAGCAGAATACTTTGGACTGCTCCATTCGCATCAGCAAAGTTCGTGTAGTGGGACGATGAGTAAAGGTTGTTCAGGAAGTTTGGAGATGCGCTTCGTGCGAAGTGACGAATAACGTTGTTAAGCAAGTTCGCACCCTCGGTGCTTCCATTTCCGTAGCGCACCTTCTCAGAGTGCTTGACCTGGTAGATGCTTCCAATCGAGCCATCAAACAAGATTCCAAACTTCTGGGAAATGAAAGCATAGGTATCGGAGTTGTGGTCCGAGCGGTTCGATGGGCCGTACTTAACAAACTTCTCTGAGTCAGAGACGGTCGAAACAAGTTCCAGGTTGTTGATTCGCACAACCAGTTCGTTCCACAGATTTACAAGGAAAACCAATCCAAGTTCATCAAGAGATTCGGTCTCTGGGTTGTATACCCAGTTTGGGCCGTACAGAAGAGAACGAACATCTCGTGAGACTTCGTTGACGAGTTCGTCGTGACCCTCAATCTCACTGGTTGCAAGTTCACTCAAAAACTTAGAGAGTTTGCGACGAACACTCTGGTTTTCCAGATTGCGTCGAGCGGAATCAACTTCCGAACGAATTGATTCAGGGTTTTCAACACGGAGGAAAACCGAAGAGCCGTTGTCTCCCCTTACGTCGAGGTCGAACATGTCTCCGACGAGGTACCCAATCGTTGGGGTTGTCTTGACCTTGACTGGGCGATTCTCAACGTCTACTGCGCTGAGGCGCTCTTGTGCCCGTGCATAAATAGATGCGTTGATTGCATCCATGTCGATTGACACCCTCTTGGTGCTTGATAACTTGCTCATGTAAATCTCCCTTTTGTCTACATAACCATTGTACAGATACTACGGTTTAGTTTCAAGTCAATTTGAAACTATTTTTTGACCACTTCGCCATTGTTGTACCAGGACTCCGTGAAGTCGATTGCCATCTGAAGTTCATCCAACGGCGGAGTCCCAGATACCTTCAATTCAATAATCCCAAACTCGGCGAGCCGATTCAAAAACAACTCATCGCTAAGTTCGTCGTCTATGAGAATTCGATACTGAACAAAAACACGGTATGCAATTCCTCGCTTTGGGAACTTGTGGTCTAGTGGCGCCCAGGAACGTTCTCCAATTGTTTGAAGTACGTCAAATGCCGAAGGCGCAATGATGACTTCGTTGCCCCACTTGATTTCCCACTTTGCGTCGGTTGGTACAAGGTTTGGGATGTTCATTTTTTTTACCTCTCGTTATCCGCTGTTGCCAGTATGACGGTTATCGTCTTCCAATTCAAATCAACTTACGCAATCTGCTTCAGGCTTTCGCCAATCTCTCGGGTCTCAACAATTTCGCCATTGCGAACTCGGATGTAGGTGTACGGTTCAAGGTCTTCGTACCAAAGAATGTCAACACCAGCCTTGTCGCAAGCACGAAGAAGAAGGTCTTCCGTCGAAGCAAAGAACAAGGAGCCCTTCTCCGTCGAGCCGACCGTCAAAGGTGAGCCGTCGCATCGTGCAAGGTGCAAGTCACGCTTTTCACGAGCATCAAGCCAAGCCAGCGCAGCACGTCCCTGCAACGAACGCAATACGTCGGCTGGGTGATGACGAGTTAAGTTCAAAAGCGCAAAAGCAGCCTCACTATCAACCTGCGCCTGGCGCTCTTCGTTTAGGTACTCAAAGATGTTGTCGTCGTTGTTTAGAACGCCGTTGTGGACGCCGATAATCTTCCCTGAAACGATTGGGTGGTTGTTTAGATTGTCATCGGGTGAGCCCTTGGTTGCCCATCGGGTGTGAAGGATTGCTCGCTTCGTGTTCGTGGACATCTTCGTTAGATACTGGTCGAAAAGAGACGCTGGCACTGGAGCCTTGCTAACAGCAATGGTTGAGCGCTTACTCTTTTCGGTTGGAGCCACGACCCATGATGCGCCAGTGGCGTCTTTGCCACGAGATGCAATCTCTTTTAGCAAGCAACTTGAAACCTTACGTGCATTAATCTTCTCGTTTGGGCTTAGGCAAAATCCTGCAATTCCACACATGTGGTTCTCCTTAGTTTCGAGTGCTGGCAAGTCGCTCGGCACGGTTGGTTAGATACTGCTTGACGGTGGGCTTGATGTCGAGGCTGTCCAGGAGGCTGGACAGGTTTCCAAGTTCTGTTCGGGCGTCATCGAGGGTGACAGCCTTTTCGACCATCGCAAGAATGAACTGAATCCAAGATGTCAACTTTTCGGGGCTGAGCGTTCCCTGGTGCTGGCGGAACTCCAAGGTTCCGTACTTGGAATAGGACTGGATATTGATGACACGGTACCGTGAGCCAGTGTTGAAGACATTCTTCTGTTGCTTGGTCTGCTCCACGTCTGTCATGCGTCGGATTAAACCCCACGTGTGGTCTTCCGTACGAATGGCTTGCTGGGTGTACGGAGCGCAGTACTGGTTGCTGTGACGACTGCTGGCAACCAGAGTGTTGATGCTCTTCTGGTTAGCAATGTAGAAGTCAATCACCTTCATGAGGTCGTAGCCAGTGAGGTTGTCCATGCCAACGTGAACGTGGATTCCGCAAGTGCGGTCAACTGAAGCGCCAGCGTCCATCAGAGCCTTGATTGCAGTGGCCATCTTTTCCAATCCTTCGACGCCCTGAAGAACAGGGGAGACCAATTCAAGTCCGTTTCGAACACCAGTGCCACGCTTTGTAACGGAAGCATCCGTCACAATCTTCCAAGCAGAGGTCACTTCGTGGGTGTACCCACGGAACTCAACGTCGATGCCGACGTTACGCAATGCGCCAACTGCGACGGTGGGCGAGATTCCAAAGAACTCAGCCTCGACGCCGAATGTGCGCTGTGAGGGAATTTCCGAAAACCCTTCGGGGCGGACGCCCTCGTTCTCGGGAACACCACCGTTGCTCTCCAGCCGACGCTTAGCAGCACGTACCGCCTCTGCTGCGGACTGAGGGCGTGGGACGCCGTTGGGCGTGAAGCCGAGTTGACGAGCGATGTCGATGTATGACATGCCACCATTGCGCAGACGAAGTGCTTCGTCCTGGCGAGCGATGGTTGCGGAGCGGTCACGATTGATTGATGACCTGTTGTACTGCACTGGTCGGTTACTTGGCATACTGTCTCCCTTGGTTGGCCAATTTTCCTACACACCAATAGTACAGGGGTTTAGTACCGATTGCAAATCCTACAGCCCATGAAAATAAAGGCTTTCCAAAAGAACTTTTAAAAACATCCGTCAACCAGCAAAATAAAACTATTGCTTTTACCACCCGATGACTGTACCATGGTTGAGTACCTCAAACAAGGGAGAAAATTATGAGCAAGCCAAAGCGTCGTCGTCACGTCAAGCGTGGTCGACCCGAGACCGAGACGGTGCGTCTAGCAGGTCTGCTCCTTGGTGCTTTGACGTGGTTCTATGCAGGTGCTTTCATCACACCGCTGGGGAACGAAGAACAGAGCGGAACTCGATTCGGCGTCTTGTGCGCCTTCTGTTGGATGCCACTTTTCATCTTTCTGTGGCAGTTGATAGTCGCAATTGGTTTCGTCATTCGGGAAGATTTTCGTAAGCGCTAAACACCACATGAGTTAGCCCCGTTTGGTAATGTTGGGTTCATGACTCATCTTGAAATAGAAATCAAAACAGGAACGGTTAACGTCTGCAAGCGAAATGCCATTAACGGCATTGTCACCCGTGAGGTTTGCATCGGCTCCGTTAGTTCGGATGAGTCATCAGAGGAACGTTGCAAGAGCGCCGAAGAAATCGCAAAAAACTTTGGTTGGATTGCCGTTGATGAATGGGTGAGCGGAGAGACCCACCAATGGGTCGAGTGCCAGGCGAAGCCGGTCTCTGTTTCGTTCGTAAGCGAGTCAGCCCCTGACAATGCGGTATCTCTTGCAAAATCAGCGGGCGTTGACGCCGAAAAACTTCTTTACGAGGAGCCCTACGACGCCGAAAGCGGAAAAATCCGTGTTTGGTTTGAGGTCGCCGAGCCCAAGGGCTGGACGTGGGAAGAAAACTTGCCATGGGGAAACTGGTTTGACGAGGAGTAAGAAGTGATTGACCACAAATGGATTGAAGATAGCGAATTTCTGTACATTTTGGATAGCGTTCTTTATCCCAAAGAGATGAAGAGTCGTTTCGTGGTTAATCACCACTGGCAAGAAGGTTGGCAGACCTGTATCCAAAACGAAAATGAAGAAATCATTGTTTTGAAAAACAACGCCACCCGAGAAATGGCAAAGGTTTACGCCTACCGTCTTTTGCGTGAACTAGAACGCTCGTAAAATGGAGCGACTTCCCCTCTATCGCCGGATAATCATCCTCGCCACTGGCATCATTTCCAAAGATGATGCGAAGATGTTTGGTTTCAGCGCTTCATCTGCGTTGCCCGAGGAAGTTCAAATCCAAATTGCAACGCAAGAAGCCCTAGCAGCGGCCATCGAAATGATTGGACTCCAAAGCGAAGTCTGGGAAGATTTATCCGACACCATTCGTGACATGGGCATATACGTTGAACTAGAGTTTTCAACGGCACGTCGTTTGGATGAAGTCGCCAAAAGGCTGGAGGCTTCGTTGGACGTAGTTAAAGAGCCGATAGGTCTCGAAATGGATTGGAACATTGAATAACATGACCGAAGAAAACACATCACCAGAGCCAACGGAGTCTGAACTCAAAGACATTGAGTTTGATGAGCGAATTCAAAGCCTGATGAAGGTTCACGAAATTGAGCGCAAGATGCTCAGCCGTGCAATTTACGTGCTTTGCGACATGAGTGGCAAGTCACCAGAAGAGACAGTAAAACTTCTTTCGCAAGACCTCGATGAAGAGTACGTGGAAGCAGTTAAGCAAGCGGAGGAACAAGAGAAGGCCGAGAAAAACAAGCCAAAACTCTACATTCCAAACCGCAAACTCAACCTGTAATTCGAACTACTTGATTATTTGAAAGTAGTGCTTAATAACCCTCTTCTTTGTCTTCTTTGACATAGGCGAGGGAGTTTTGTACTCGTCCGAATGGAACAAACTACCTTGCGCTTGTTTTTTAGCAGAGGTTATTGGAACGACCGGCGCTTTACGAAGACCCTGAATGTATGAATCAGGAACCGTTATTTCTGGTAGGTCGAACATGATTTCATCATCCGTCTCTTCAAAGAGATAGTACGGAAGGTCTTTCAGGGTGCAACCAATGAAGTGGCACCACTCGAAGTCGTCCATCCCACGAACGTGGTCTTCTCGCAGGTCATACCTCCTTGCAAGATAGAAGATGTCGTCCTCGTTAAGAGAGTTTGATACTTGTCTCACCACCACACCGACCTTTCTGCCGATAGCCAATTATTGTCAGGAACCGCTCCGCCGTGGGTTTCTTCCCAGGTGCAAATGAGTGCCATCTCTCGGCGCCCATCGGCCAACTCAACTTCGCCTTCGCTCATTCGGTACCCCGAATTTGTTTCCATGCGTAGAAGGTCTACAAACTCTGAACACACTCGAACTTCGTATAGTTCACCGACTGCTTCGTCATCAAACTTTTTAGTCCAGACGCAATAGGGGTAGGACTTGTGATTGACTCCGTAAAAGAGTCGTGCGTATCGCAACTTCGCTTCACCCACTTCGTTTACAATGATGTTCTTCAGCCACTGTTCGTGCAATGGCTCTCCCTTTCGGAGGGTTCCATACGCAAAAAACATAAGCGTCTCGGTCGGTGCTATTACTTCATTTTCCATATAGCCCACTATAGCATTTTTTAGCACCCACCGCAAACACCCTCGACCCGTTCGTCTCTTTAACGAGTAGTGTTTCATGTCAATGAGCGACAGCCCCGTGCCAATCAAAAGACAGTTCTTTCTATCACAAAAAGAGAGCAGAAGGCATGCGGATAAAGTGAGCGCCTACATGGTTGAGCGATTCCAAAACTCCAAGGTAATCGCACGAATCACCCCGGTCGGTTTATTGAAGACAACCATTTCCGAGCATCAAGTAACTGCTTTTGCAATAAGCCAGGGACTGAAGACAAGTGGCACCTGGGAAACAAAAAAGAGTCGACTACACAAATCTATTGACGCAGTTGAAAATGAGGGGTATCGCTTTGAATAAGTACTGGACTGACGAGGCAGAGTGCAAGGACATGCCGAAGAACGACTTCTTCCCCTTAAAGGGAGAGAAGCAGAATCAGAGCGCAATTGACGCTTGCGCAAGATGCACGGTCAGAGAAGAGTGCGCTAACTGGGCGGTACTTCATGAGGTGCATGGCTACTGGGGAGGACTGACTGCCAAGGAGCGAGCAAAGATTCGAGTTCAGATGAGCATCTACCCAGACATCCCCGAAAGCAGGTACGGACGCTCATCGCTAATCGTGAAGCGACGCCCACGACCACCGTGTGGAACGCAAGCGGGATACAAGAGCCATCGCCTCTACAACGAGATTGTCATCCCCCTCAGAGATGGCGGGTGCGGTTGCATGGAAGCAAACTCGGAAAAAGTAAAAATGTACCAAAAGAACTGGTTGGCCAAGAAAGCGCAGAAGTAAAAAAGGGAAAGGCTGTTGTACCCTTTTTGTATGGGTTCAACGACAAAAAACATCTTTTCTCGTGCATTTTTTGCGGTGGCAATCGCACTGGGTTCACTTATTTTTACCACCGGAGCAGGCGCTTCGCCCAGCGAAGGGGCATGTAGCACCTGGGTTCGGATGATTGACATTTCATCGAACCAGCCACACCCAATCAATTGGACGAAGGTTGTAGAGTCTGGCGTCGCTGGTGTCTACATCAAGACAACGCAGAACACCAACTATGTAAACCCATTCTTCAGTGGAGACGCAAAGCAAGCCGTCGCAAACGGTATCCCCTACGGCGGATACGACTTCGCAGAGCCAAGCGACAACCCCATTTCTGACGCTAAATTCTTCGTCGCTAACGGAGGAGCGGATGGACAGTTGCCACCCGTCCTCGACCTTGAAACCGCAGGAACGTCGACCGTAGAGACTCTTCGATGGACGTTCGCATGGCTTAACGAAATCGGCGCACTCACCGGACGCTTCCCCGTTATCTACACGGGCGCATACTACGAATGGTCTTCGTTCTCCTCGCTGGGCTCGTGGAACCTCTGGCTCGCAGCCTACCCACACGGGTACCAACAAACAGAATCAGCATGCAAACTTCCATTGCCAGTTGTTTCTTCCCCATGGGCAGGAAAAGGCTGGTCGATTTGGCAGTTCTCTAGTCGTGGCTCGGTTCCTGGAATCGAGTTCAGCGTTGACCTTGACGTTGCGACGAGTGCATGGTTCCAATTCGTGACAAACGTAAAACTTTCAGCGCCAACAAGCAGTGGCATTACAACGCCAATCTACGCATACGGCTCGGAAGGAACAGCGGTTACGTACATTCAACGAGTTCTCTACAATGAGGGTCTACTCCCTTACGTCGAAATCACTGGAGTCTTTGACATCTACACAAAGATTGCTTTGGAAAAGTATCAGGCTCTTATGGGTGTGCCAGTAACGGGACAATGGGACCCAACGTCTGTATCCGCAAACATTTGGTACCAGGCGAATCACCGCCCAGTTGAGAATGTCGCAAACTACCCAACGACCTACTACCGAAACCACGCAAACGTAAAGTCAAAGGTTCTTTGGATTCAAAAGCGTCTTAACTCTGCTGGCTTTTACTCGCCTGCAACCGGAACGTTCACAAAGCAAACTCGCAAAGAAGTTGAGGAGTTCCAAAAGAGGCACCACATCGCTGTATCTGGAGTAGTTAACCTTGCAACCTGGAGGGCTCTATGGTCCATCTAGTTCTCGCCCTGAACTCACCGACCCCATCCGTCTCATCGTCGCAGGGTCTTCACCTAACTGTGTCGAGCAACACCTACTTGCTCGTGAGTTTTATTTCGATGATTCTGACAATGACATCAACGGTCATCCTCATCTACAAAAACGCAAAGAGCGCAGACAAGAAGGGCATGTCGGATTTCGAGAAAAAAATCCTGTCGGCTATACGAGATGTCAAGGGAGACGTTGCGGATGTGAAGAAAGACGTTTGGGACACAACAATTCGACTCGAATCTCACATCGACAGGGACACAGACGAGGGCGCAGAAAAGCCGCCTAAGCCAGTACGCAAAACCACAAAGCGTGTTGCGAAGCGCAAGCCTTCCGTGGAGGAATAATGACTGAAGCACACATTCAGAAAGTTACGCACTCATACGCAGTGCGATTCCCTGACCACGAGCCCCGTGAAAACGACCCGCACTACGTCGACTTCAATCACATTCACCGTGAATGGAAAAAAGACCCCGATAAGTGGCAATGCCACATTGGAAAGAAGCGCAACGACTTCTCAGAGTGCGACCTTGTTAATCCCCTTGAACTTCACCACGCTCACGTTGAGTTTGCGTTGATGAACGCCGTGGACTTGAAGTGGCTTGCTGCCGATTATCCGGGGATTGATGACCCTGAAAAGTTGGGCGCTTGGATTGAGGGCGCAGAAAACCTTTGGGTTCTTTGTCGGTTCCACCACCGTGGTCACGGAGGAGCGCACGTAGCATCGAGTAGCGACTTCGAGGGATTGAAGTACGTTAGAGGTCTAATTCAGTAATGGTTGAGACCGCCCTTGTAACGTTTGTTTGCTTCATCTTCGCAAACATCGCATCGACCCTTATGGTTCAGGCAGAAGCCCGAAACCGTGCATACGTCGCTGGAGTTTTCGAAGCACTGTACGCTCTGTTTTGGATTTTCGCAGCCAAGTATGCCCTTGATACGAAGCCAATTGAAATCATTGCACTCATCGCAGGAAACTTCCTTGGCGCTGTAATTGGAACCAAGTTCGGCGAACGATTTGTGACCGACCACGAAGACGTGGCAATGAAGGAACGCCTGGCAAAAACCGAAGCAGACCTAGATATGGCTCACAAAACGCTCGAAGAACTTGAAGACGAAATAGAACTTCACCACGACCATGGTGAGAGTCACGATTAACGTCGCTTGAAAAGGTTCTTTCGATAGAAACGTGCCTCTTCAATTGAGTAGTGGATGTCATCAAGCGCACGATGAGCGACACCATTGTTTGGCATCTTCTTCTTACGCTTTGCCTGGGTCCGCTTGTTCCATCGGTTGGCAAGTTCTTTAACTGAAGAAACATCAATAGTCCGGTACGAGACAAGTCCTTCAAAAATAGGCATCTGCTTCTTCAGGAAAGAACGGTCAAACCCAACTGATGAACCAGCCAGTGGCGCTCGCTTCAATTCCTCGTACCCGAATGAAGCAACCAAGAAGTCTCTGAGGATGTCCTCAATCTGATTCGCAGTCAACTCGGCGCTTTTTAGGTCTTCGAGCAATCCTGACTCAGTGTGCATGTTCAGTACATAGGGGTCGAGAGAATCGGGGTCAAAGGAATCCTGCTTCAAGACGGACTGAAGAGAAAACACCTCGTTCAGTTGGTCGTCCGTAACAACCACCGCAATCTCCAACAACTTGTCATTCTCTGGGTCAAGCCCAGTCGTTTCCGTGTCTACCCAAACAATCACTGTGCAACCTCCTCTGGTTGATAAATAACGTAAAGCGTGAAATCTGTTGCACTACCATTTCTTACCACACGAGCCTTATAGGGTGAGTCGTAGATGGAAAACTTTTCATCCTGTCTCTTCCCGAGCAGTTGCCCAATTACCTTGCGAACATACGATGGGTTTTTAGCATTGGTCTGCCAAACAAACCATGTATTTGGGTTCTCGATTAATTGATTGCGACGAACGATAACCTTCTCGTCAGGGCCAACAGACCTGCCCCTTTTAACAACTGGCGGTTCTTTGCTTTCCATTAAAAATTCATCTGACATTTTATTCTCCTTTTATACGTTAATTACTCGGCCAAGGTCAAGTATTTGATTCATTATGTTTTTCCAAGAGCAGTAGTAGTGTGCGCCCACAACTGTCTTCTTCTTTGGGTTGAAACTACAACGGTTGCTTCCCGGGCGGTCATTGTTTGGGGATGATTCGCTCAACTTGTTTCCGCAAACCTGACAACGAATTTTCTTCAAGTCTGGTGAGCCATCAACAAGAATGAAGTCTTGAACGTTGCGACAACGCTTCAACCCCTCAACGGCACTCTTCAAATTGTCGGCATAGGAATATGGATAGCGCCCATTCTCTCTAAAGAATCCATTACGCCCGGGTTCATAAACACTGTTGCGATTAATCTTCGGCATTACTTCACCTCATTTATAAATTGACGTGATTCTCTAAGCGTCTTGAAGTCAGCAATGTGTGTCCCAGGTACTTCGCCAACTGACCACCAGCCGTTGTCGTCCATGCGAACCGCATAATATTTTCCGTCTGATGACAGGTAACTTCCAGCGCAGATTCTTTTTAGTTTCATTAGTTCAACTCCTTGCAATCAACGCACCCTGGAACAGACCACTCACGCTCGTTGACATTCTGCAAGCAGAAAGACTTTGCGTCACGCAGGGTTGAGAAGTAAGCGTAGAAATCTTGGTGGTCTTCATTTTCGCAACGAACGTACCAACCGCACTTTGGGTCAGTGTCTCGAACGTCCAATATCTGCAAACCATTAATTACTGTC